TGACAATGACTAAACATCCCACCGCGCCATTCCATTTGATCTCAGATTCGGTCAACCACCCACCACACTACAAAGTTGGTGGCATCGAGACGATTGACTACATGAAAGCCAAGTCCACACCGGAAGAGTTTAAGGGGCACCTGCGGCTAACCGCTATCAAGTATCTAAGCCGCACAGGATACAAAGGTGATGCCCTAGAAGATCTCAAGAAGGCGCAGTGGTATCTGAATAAACTCATAGAGGAGTGCGAGAGTGCGAAAAATTGAGGACAAAGTATGGGACTACCTAGTAGAACATAAGAGACCGGTCACGGTTAAGCAGCTATCCAAGTACTTCATAGCATCTGAAAACGCCGTGTCCAGAGCCTTGACCGAGTTCGTTAAGAGGCAAGTAGTGGACAAGATACGCCAAGGCAACGTGGTTCTTTACAAAATCAAGGACTGACGTAAAATTAAAGTTTCTTTCATAGGAGCCAATCATGCCCTACGTCAACAAACCACGCCCCTACAAAAAAGAATGGGAACAACAACAAGCACGTGATGAAAAAAAGTCTCGTGCTACCAGAGAACGCGCTAGATACTACATGGACAAAAAAGGCGCTGATAAAAACAATAACGGCAAAGCCGACGCAAGAGAAGGTAAGGATATTGACCATAAGCGCCCCATATCCAAAGGTGGTACAAACTCCAAATCTAATATTCGTATTGTAAGTGCAAGTAACAACCGGTCTTTTAAACGAAACTCAGATAGCTCTGTTAAGAAAAACACATAATGGAAATTATTGATAACAAAGCTTTGCTCATACGAACTAGATATCCAGATAGAATTTTGCAGAGCATAAAAAAGAGTAGGGTTGTAAAGCAAGGAGAGGTTAGCGAAATAGCAGTGCACTGGGATTTAGACACCGCCCAGACATTGCGTAAGCTACAAATTAAAAACGTACCGTCTACGATAGTGCGTGACTATGCTTGGCCTGGTGCGTACCCACCGATGCAACATCAAAAAGACACTGCATCTTTTTTTACACTGCACAAAAGAAGTTTTTGTTTTAACGAGCAGGGCACAGGCAAGACAGCGGCAGCAATATGGGCAGCAGACTACCTCATGAATATAGGGGTCATACGGCGCGTTTTGATAGTGTGCCCTCTATCAATCATGCAAGCTTCTTGGCAGTCAGATTTATTCAAGTGCGCATTACACAGATCAGTTGGTATCGCGCATGGTGTTAGAAATAAACGAAAAGAAATCATAAAAAACAGTGCCGAGTTCGTAGTTATAAACTATGACGGTGTTGAAGTTGTGATAGATGACATAAAGGCTAACGGCAAATTTGATCTTGTGATCATTGACGAAGCTAATGCATACAAAAACGTAACGACTAAACGCTGGAAAGCTATGGCTAAAATAGTCGGCCCGGATGTGTGGCTATGGATGATGACTGGTACTCCTGCGGCGCAGAACCCAACCGATGCTTTTGGCTTAGCAAAGATGTGTGTTCCAGAAAACGGGCCTAAGTTCTTTGGTGTGTTTCGTGACATGGTGATGCAGAACATATCTAGGTTTAAATGGATACCCAAACCAAACGCGCAAAAAGTAGTTTTTGATACGCTACAGCCAGCCATTCGGTTTACAAAAGAACAGTGCATTGACTTGCCAGAAATCACACACACCTATCGAATAGCACCGTTGACAGCACAGCAAGAAAAATACTACAAGATACTAAAGAAAGAGATGTTGCTTGTAGCTGCAGGGGAAGAGGTAAGCACGATAAATGCAGCGTCTAACCTGAACAAACTTTTACAGATATCAGGCGGTGCAGTCTATACCGACAACGGTAGCGTGGTAGAGTTTGATGTCTCTAATAGGCTAAGTGTCATACAAGAAGTCATAGAAGAAGCCAGTCATAAGGTGCTAGTGTTTGTGCCGTTTACACACACCATAACACTTCTAAAAAACTATCTTAGTAAGAATGGCATCACTGCCGAAATAATTAACGGCGACGTGTCAGTTACGAAGCGCACTGAAATTTTTAAACGATTTCAAGAAGCCGAAGACCCGAAGGTGCTTATCATCCAGCCGCAAGCCGCATCACATGGGGTCACTTTGACAGCGGCAAATGTTGTGATATGGTACGCACCCGTAACTTCAATAGAGACATACCTGCAAGCAAATGCACGCATACATAGACAAGGGCAGAAGAACCCCATGACTGTTGTGCACGTCTCCGGTAGCCCCGTTGAGAACCGCCTGTACAACATGCTTCAGAACAAGCTAGACCTTCATACAAAATTGGTGGATTTGTATCAGAACGAAATTAGTACTTGACACAGTCAATTTTAGTGGTACAATTGATCTATCGGGCACAGACCCGGACTTTGAAAGGAGTAGTACATGGAAGCAGCAGACCAGCTTGTAGCTGTATACATCAAGATGCGCGATAAGAAAGACGCCATCAGACACGATATGGAACAGCAGATAAACCATATCGACGAACAAATGCAAGTAGTGGCTCAACAGATACTTGATATCTGTAAAGAGACCGGTGCCGAAAGCATACGTACCGCACACGGCACCGCATACCGCACTATAAAGCAGAAGTTCTGGACTAACGATTGGGAAGCCATGCACAAGTTCATACGTGAGAACGAGGCTATGGAATTGTTAGAGCGGCGTATACATCAGACAAACATGAAGCAATTCTTAGAGGAAAACCCTGAGTTAAAACCGGCGGGTCTTAACATTGATAGGGAATACGCAATCACCGTCCGTCGTAAATAAAGGAGAGCCATATGGCAAACGAAGTTAGTCTGTTTCAACAAGCCGTCCCTGACTATGCTAAAGAGGCACAGTTAGATGACATGACCAAAGCATTGGGTGGAAACACTGGACTAAAGAGAATTTCCATTCGTGGTAAGCGCTTTCGCCTGGTTGTGAATGGGGAAGAAATTACCAAGAGCAATGCCGATGCTATGAATGTTGTTGTTGTAAACGGCACACGGTATGTATCCCGTAAGTTTTATGCGGGTGCTTATGTTCCTGGGGAAGCTGCACCACCTGACTGCTGGTCTAATGACGGTGAAAAGCCTGATGCCAGCATAAAGACGCCGCAACACTCTAACTGCCAAGATTGCCCTATGAATATTAAAGGGTCTGGACAGGGAGATAGTCGCGCGTGTAGGTTTGAAAAACGGTTGGCAGTTGTTCTAGCCGACGATGTTGGTGGCAGTGTTTATCAGTTGCTGCTGCCTTCAAAGTCGTACTTCGGTAAAAGCGATAATACAAATGCTATGCCGTTTGAGCAGTACGCTAAGTACGTAGCATCGCAGGGGTACAACATAAACATGATCGCTACCGAAATGAAGATGGATGAGGATAGCGATCAGCCCAAGCTTACGTTCCGTGCAGTCGGGTTCTTGACCCGTGAGCAATGGGAAATTGCAAAGCAACAAGGCAGTTCTACGGAAGCTAAGCAGGCGGTTGTAATGACTGCGTATGATACGGATAAGGCTAAACCTAAATTAGCTGCACCTGTTAGCGAGAAAACTGAGGAGTCTGAGCCTCAAGAGCAAACAGAAACCTCTGTGCCCGAGCCAACCAAGAGGTCTAAAAAAGCTAATTCAGAGCCTACACCTAAACCCGATCTTGCCTCGATCATGGGTCAATGGGCCACGGATGACTAATGGACGCTCGTGGGTACAGCGCCAAAATAGTTAAGGCCAACCAAGAAGCTAGTATCGACAACCCCGGCGTACTGCTGGGGCGATACTGTATCTCTAATGATGTCTCTGTGTATGACGTCTCAGACTTTTTTAAAGTAAGCAGGATGACGATATACAAGTGGTTTACTGGCAAGGCTATTCCACAGAACAGACACTTAGAGAAAATAAAAGCTACATTGGAAAAGCTACGGTATAGCGTTTAGTCTACCGGGCGTCTAGTTCGACGGAACGAAAAGAGGGATACGCCGCACCCTCCTGACGCCCTTCTTTTTTGCGGTGCAAAGGCGGCTATGGCAACTACAGACTTACTGTCGGCGGTGCTACCTCTAGAAGGAGTGTACTGCACGGTCGGACTCCAAAAAGATAAACCACCACGCCAAAAATTTTTTCAGACTTTAGAAGAGTGCGAAGCTGAATTTGCGTACCTGACTGAAGAAGGCTATGAGGTTTATTACGCTTGCGCTAAGTATGAGACACCCACTAGGCGCACCACTGCAAACGCCACGTACGTAAAAGCATTCTGGATAGACTTAGATTGTGGAGAGGGAAAACCCTATCCCGATCAGGCTTCGGCGTTGCTCGCACTAAAAGAGTTTTGCAAAAAGCTAAAGCTACCTAAGCCAACTCTAGTTAATTCTGGGCGGGGCATCCATGTCTATTGGCGGCTCAAGGAAACCATAAGCAAAACCGAATGGGTGCCAGTAGCAGAGAGATTGAAATATTTGTGCGAAGAGCATGAATTATATCAAGATCGTTCTAGAACATCAGATCCTTCATCTGTACTACGTGTACCAGAAACCTTCAACCTCAAAGAAGGCGGCAAGCGCCCGATAACAATACTTAGCTTAGAGCCAGAGATAGGCTACGAAGACTTTAAGAATTTGTTGGGCGTGTTAATTGCACCACCTGACTTTGACATACCTAGGTTTGAGCAGAACGAACTTACTAAGGCGTTGGCTGGTAACCAAGAAAATTGGTTCAAGCTTGTTATTGCTAAGACTTTAAAAGGCCAAGGTTGTGCTCAGATTGCCAAGATTGCTACAGAACAAGACACCGTTGACTACAACTTGTGGAGAGCGGGGTTATCGGTAGCGTGGGCTTGCGAGGATAGGCATGAAGCCATACACAAAATATCTGAGCTGCACCCAGACTACAACTATCAGGCGACTATAAAAAAGGCACAAGATACGGGTGGCCCACAGAAATGCTCTACGTTTGAGAAATGGAATCCAGGCGGGTGCGATGGTTGCCCAAACAAAGGCAAGATAGTTGGGCCGATAGCGTTGGGAAAAAAGATTGTTGAGGCAACTGATAACACGGTACCAGAGCCTGTAGAAGTTGAGGCAGATGAAGCCGAACAAGAAGAAATTGAAGACAACACAAAAATACCACCGTTTCCCAAACCATACTTTAGAGGCAGAAATGGCGGCGTATACAAAGCCATTGAAGATGAAGACCCAGTTCTTATATATCACCATGACCTGTACGTAGTTAAACGCCTATACGACCCTAACAAGGGCGACACCATATGGCTTCGGCTACACACCCCTAGAGACGGGTTAAGAGAATTTGCACTACCGCAGACTGACTTACTTACAAAAGAAAAGCTCCGAGATCGGTTAGCGTTTTATGGAGTAGTAGCACTACAAAAACAGATGGACGCCATCATGCAATACATCGCGGCGTTTGTTAAAGATATGCAATACAAAAGAGGAGTTGAGATCATGCGACTGCAGTTTGGCTGGGCCGAAAAGAACCGCAAATTTATCATAGGCGACCAAGAAATTACTTCCAGCGGTGTTAGGTATAGCCCCCCTTCGTCGATAACCTCTACGCTATCTGAGTACATGCACCCTGTTGGTACGCTAGAGGCGTGGAAAGACGTAGTTAACATATACGACGGTGAGGGTCTAGAACCGCATGCGTTTGGCTTTTTTACGGCGTTTGGTTCCCCACTGCTCACGCACCTACAGCTTAAAGGTGCGGTAATCAATCTTATCAACAATCGGTCTGGTACAGGTAAAACTACAGTAGCTTTGGCTATGCACAGTGTCTATGGTCACCCAGAAGAACAGATGCTTATCTGGCGCGACACGATGAACATGAAGCTCAACAGACTCGGCATTATGAATAACCTACCTGTCAGCATTGACGAGATTACAAAGATGTCTGCCGACGATCTATCAGATTTGTTGTATGCCGTATCACAGGGAAGGGCGCGGGGGAGACTAAAATCAAATGAAAACGCAGAACGTATTAACACATCTAAGTGGTCGCTAATAGCCGTAGCCACATCAAATGTTTCGTTTTACGACAGACTATCTACGCTATCTTCTACACCCGATGGCGAGATGATGCGGTTGGTGGAGTATCAGATTCCAGAAAGCACCAACATTTCTAAGACACAGGCTGATGAGTTGTTTCCTAAGCTGTACAGCAACTACGGACACGCCGGTCGCATTTACCTACAGTGGTTAGTAGGTAACCTAGAAGAAGCCGTAGACATGGTTAAGGAATGCCAGAAGATCATAGATCAGAAGATAAAGTTTAGTGGTCGTGAAAGGTTCTGGTCTGGTATCGCCGCCTGTAATATTGCAGGGGCTATGATTGCTCGTCGGCTTGGCTTAATAGACATAGACATTGGGCGCGTGTTTAAGTGGATGGTCAACGAGTTCTCTACTATGCGCAGAGAAATTAAACCCCCAGCTACCGATCAAGCCAGCATAATTGGCGAGTTCTTAAACGAAAACCGAGGCCGCATACTTGTCATTAATGATGCAGTGGATAAACGTACAGGTATGGACCAGCTACCGATTGTAGAACCTAAATTTGACCTACAGATACGCATAGAGCCTGATACCAAAAAGATGTTTATAGCAGCGTCAAAGCTGAAAGAGTTTTGCGTGGAGCGCCGAGTCACTCTTAAAGATGTGCTTAAAGCCCTAGAAAACGACGAGATATACCTTAGCACCGTAAAGAAACGCATGGGTAAAGGCACCAAGATACCTGGGCTTCCAACCACAGTGCATGTTTTTGACTGCTCTAAGGAAGACTTTATTAGCGCCGACCAGCTAACTGAGTCCCTAAAAAATGAAGATTCACGGGATCAGCTTTAACATTGACTGGTCTGCATTTAAGCCTGGGCGCACTTTTTTCATACCCTGTTTAAATTTAGACCTGGCAAAAAAGGAGACTAAACTTGTCACCAAACGTCTAGGCTATTCTGTAGAAATGAAGGGGGTTATTGAGAATGGGATACGCGGCTTGCGCGTATGGAGAATAAGGTAGTACTATGCGCGTGACACCTTCTTAGGCTGTCATGTGTACTCTCCTTCTTTCGCCCCGCCTAGTGCGGGGCTTTTTTATCAGTCGTCTTCATCTGGGTCACCGTAAGCACCCATATCTGCAAGCAACGGTAAAAGCCGTTTGTTAATTGGCATGCCGCCGGTTTCTTCAGCTTCTTCACGCCTACGATATCTACCTTCAACAGATCTGTTGAGAGTCTCTTCTTCAATTGAATAGTCAGGATACATGGCGTTAAACCGGTCAATCTTATTTTCTACGCGGTCAAGAAAGTCATTATCATTAGCATCAAAGGCCATGAAGTAGGCGTTTAAAAGATCTTGACGTTTAT